GGTGTCGGCGATACGACCAGCAAAGATAGAGATAATCGATGGGATTTTCTTATTGAGGTTGTTGAAGATACTGTTTACCTGCTGGCGAGTGAATATTGCAGTGACGTTGAGCTTGATCTCATTAAAGCTGAGCTCATTGATGACGTCAAGCGTGTCGCCACCCCACGTGAAGTATGCTGGAATCTTTACGTATACGTCGTAGCCGTGCTGGTGACCCCACGAGTCGATCTCAAAAGCTTGGCGAACCATCCCATCGTGATCATCTGCAAATACCTCGAAGCTAATGCATGTGTCGGGACGATTAGCCTTCAAGAACTCTAGAGTCTTATGAGCGAACTCAGTATAGTTGGTAACGCCGGCTTGAGCCATAAGCGTTGGGTTGGTGGTGAATCCAGTAATGCGTGGATCCTTTGCCGCCTTCACGATTCCTTCAAAGTCTGCTCCATCAGCGAACAGTTTCATTCTCTAACTCCTTAATGATTTCACATGCGTGTAGTATATTGGCTGCGTAGTAGTCTGGTTCATTCTCGAGTGGCTCACCACCGATGTAGATAGTTTTAACGCCTGCAGCGCGGCCGCACTCTATATCTTTCCAAGTATCCCCAATCATGTAGCTCTTGCGCGGCTCAATGCCGTAGTAGTTGACGAGCTCATCGATCATTCCTGGACTTGGCTTGTATAGACGCGAACCGCGCCGACAGGCGCATATGTAGTCATCGATCTTAAGATCATTGCGTATCTTAAGCATTATCTTAGACAATTCATCGAACTTCATCTTAAAGTCTAGAACGTCTGGTTGATTTGTAACTATAAAAGTATTATATCCCAGTTCTTTAACTATGTCAATAGCTTTCTTGACGTCAGGTAAGTACTCAAACTCCTCTAGTTTCCAAGGAGGGGACTTAGCCCCGTCCCTGTCTATCATCTTGTTGATTACACCGTCGCGATCAAAGAAGATTGCACGAACCATAACTTTTTCTTTCTTTTATTATAAATAACTTGAATTACCATTTCGTCTTCTTAATCTGGAGTTTCGGATGTGAGACAATGCAGTGCCATACGACTGCTTGGAAAGCCTCGCTGTGTGGTGTGACTCGGGTTGGTGCGAGCTCGGGAACTACGACTACGGTGTCTCCTCGAGTAGCTGTGTACCCATCTTTCTTACCGACAATACCTAACACAGTACCACCCATGCCGCGGGCTTCCTTGATGGCGTTGATCAAGTTGACTGATACATTCAACTGCTCGTTACCGCCGCCGACTGACAAGATAAAGATAGCGTCGTTGTAGTTGAACCGACTGGTGTTCAGGTACTCCTCGAAGACTGTATCAAAGCCTTCATCGTTTGTGCGAGCAGTGAGTTCGCTAACATTATCCGTGGGAGCATAAGCCTCGATGCCACAGAGCTTACGTAGATCGTTGACGAGATGGGAAGCATTGCCAGCTGAACCGCCGACACCCAGAACAAAGACTCGGCCGTCCTTAACATCTCTGACCTTGACGAGTTCATTGACCAACTCCTCTATCTTATTTCTATTCATTGCATTTGCAATATCAACTACTTCGTTGAAGTACTCATCTGTGAAACTCATTTCAAACGTCCTCTCAATTCACTAGAACTATAGTCGTGTAAGCGACTGTTAAATATGATTTCTATATTACGAGAAGTGCATATCTCTGCACCCGTAACAGAGTCGAAGCGATGGTCTGATCCAACGAATCTCTTGTTGATCTCGAGAGTCGCCATCATATTAACGAGATCATTCTCAGTGTCGTATGGAATGATCTCATCTACATACCTGCAAGCTTTGAGCTGCAGCCATCTCTCATACATGGATTGAATAGGCTTATTCTTCTCTGGTCGATCGATAGTTGGATCGCTGTGTAGTCCAACTATAAGATAGTTACACTGCTTTCTACAGTCAGCCAGCATCGCGAGGTGACCTGGATGTAGCAGATCAAAAGCCCCGCACGTAAATCCTACGATCACTTGATCACCATGTAAGTGTTCTTGCCATCGGCTGCGGTCTCATTGTGGGGAATGAATACCGGATCCCAACCTGCAAACTTATCTTTGAAGTAGTCTTCGTTATTGATCGTACCAAAGATCTTAGCCTGATACATCACTAACCACTTCCGTGAGTCGATGATTCGCTCCATGATTGTCTCGCGGAAGTCGATCGGGATCTCACTGAGCGACCAAGTAGCGATGACGAGATCTGCCTTCTCAAGCTCTGACGGATCAGTTGCGAAGTTGGCGTTGATGCCCTGCTTCTCGAGATAAAAGCGCTGGATATTCTGCACCTCAGGGAAGTCATAGATCGTGTACTTGCCCTTGAAGCCCATGTCGTGAACTACCGAGCACATGTCACCGTATCCACCACCGATCTCAACGATGCTGTTGTATCCCTGCAGCATATCCGGGGTGAAGCCACAGATAGCGAGGTGAGCCACGTCTTGAACCCGCTGCATGCTAGTGTCGAAGTCATCTGCTACCTTGAGGAACTGGTTCTGAGACTCTGGAATACCGATCCAATTCTCTTTAAGAGCATACGATACTTTATCGTCTTTCATCGCCGCGTCAAATGCCGCTCCGAGAAACCGAGCGACTCGACCTGTGGTGATGAGAGGGACGTTGTGGCAGCTCGCCCACAAGCGAAAGCGAGTGAGAGGCAAGGTGGCTGTGTCGTGCTCAAACACCTTGCGCATCGTTGGCCAGTACTCTGGACCATTTACCTGCTTAGCCTTGATCTGCATCTGAGAGAACTCAGACTCATGATTAAAGTCGGACCAAATATAATTCATAACAAAAGTCTCCAGTTATTGGGGATTGGGTGCTTGACGCTCAAGGAATGCAGTGTTGTAGTTCTGTGCTCGGAAGTATTTCTGAACAAGCTTGATAACGATCTCAGGATCAAATGTCTTGCAAGAGAACACATCTAGATAGATGTGATCGTGCTCATTGACGAAGTGAGCGCAGATGTTACTGGTCTCGATAAGCTGTACTAAGGTATACCCAGCCTTATTACCACTGCCAAAGTTTACAATTTGTGGCTCGCCATATGGTACCATGTCGATAGCAACGACAAGCTCCTTGGCAAACTCATAGATGGTTTCATAGCTGGTGATTGATGCGTGATCGCAACCGGCTGAGTCTAAGATCAAATGAAAACCCCAATAATCTGTCATTTCATAGATACTCCTATAAGCAGTTGAAAGATGGTTTATTTATCAGTACCCGTCGATGATCTCTGCATACTCTACCAAGTCGACTCGGAAAGAGCGCCATGCACCCTTCTCAAGATCAAACACAGCGATAGTTTCTTGGTTCTCAGGGCGCTTGTGCGCTTCCTCGAGTGCAGAGCGATTGGTCTGAGGTGGGAGCTTCTCGGGGAGGAGGGTACAGATCATCTGGCGCTTCTCGCCGTTGATCTTGGTGAAGTGGATCTTACAGGTATGAAGGCGTAGATCTTGCAACAAGGTGTCGCGATTCACATAGGTTTGCATTATATAGTCTCCAGTTATAGCGATTCATTAAGTAGTACGGCCGTTGATTGAGTCTTGGAATTGACCATCTCAGATAGCTGATAGTATCCACCGATGTGGAATCCATCTACAACTACTACGGGATATGTCTTTGCGTTAGGGAATCTCTCGAGTAAGATCTCGCGAGTAAAGTCTCTGTCGAGCTTCTGCTCATTGAACGGGATGTTCATGGTGTTGAGCAGCTGCTTGGCTCGATTGCAGTATGGACAATTGTCCTTTGAGTATATTTCCACGTGTCCAATCATAGTCCTATTATAACCTCTCTTGCCAATATTTGTCAACATCTAATTTCAGGAGTGGATTATATCCATTCGTCAGCATGTCTATCATGATCATTTCTTCTAATAACATATTCACCTCAAGCTAAGTTGCTGATCTTTCAGACCTTTTTCATATTTATTAAGTTTATCTAGGTAGCCTCTATTGCGAAGCTCCTTGAATATCAGGTTCTCAAATGAGAACTCACCTCCGCTGGAGATCGCCGCGGCTCTCATGTCCGACATCTTTTTCTTAAACTCTTTTACAGCGCTCTCACCCATCTTGTTCTTGATGATGTCGTCGATCGTCTTCTTGTAGAATAGAACTTTGCGCTTTAAGTTGATGTCGTTGGCGAAATTGTATTCGCCTTGTACAGGACGTTGGATCCACTCGTCTCTCTTGAGACTGTAAACCCCCTGACCTTTTTGATAGGGCTGATCGGTTCCCTGAGCGTATGGTTCGATCGGGTACCCGTAGACTGATATATTATGGGTGAGGGTCCAAAGAGTCTTCTTTGACTGGAGATAATCATCTACTAAAGCCCTGTCGTTGCTGATCTTATTTCTATCAAGTACCAAGTGAACGTCGATGTCCGACATCTTGGTATAGTTGTAGTTGCAGTTACCACCGATCATGATAATGTCCTGCACGATGTTCATGGGAATGTTAGCGAATCCTGCCCACGCATAAGCAAACGAGATTAACTTATCTCTAACTTCAGGCTTAAGCTGCCAATCATCCCACAGTTTTGGATTAAGCTCGTTATGGTACTCAAGACTGATCTTCGTCTCGTGAATGTGTTCTTTTTTGGCAAGCAGCTTAGCTAGCTTGTGGAATCCCTTCTCATCCTTGTATGGAGTGAGGTCGAGATCGTGTGGTACTTTCTGTACCTTCTCGTGCTCAATGGGCTTGATGAATGGCTTAATATAGTCCTGATAAGAAGTGAAGTTGATGCCGGCTTTCGTAACCGCCTGTGCCTCGAAGTAAGTGGCGATCTTGTGAGCAGACTCATAGCGATAGTCGTAGAGATCAATCATAGCCTTCTCTACGAGCTCGTGAACCTTGAGGAACTTCATGAGATCGACGCCCTTCCACATAGTCTGGAAGTGGCGATCGCAGTATACTTTACTGGCGTCTTTACTATATCCACAGAGAAACGGGATGTCGAAACCATATATCACTGGAGTCGAGTGTATCTTAGCCAAGCGAGCCTTGAACTTGGGATTAGCCAAGAGCTCCCTGTATGCGTCAGTCTCTTTCTTACTGAGTACTGGTATTGACTTTATTTTACCGAACTTCGCCATTGAATAACTCGTCTATTTGATCTAATGTATTTATTGTAGAATCTCGCTCGCATAGGAACTTGAATCTTTCTTGGTCGGTGGTCCACTCGTTACCATCCCACCACTCAAATCCAGCAAACTTATTTTTATAGACGCTGCCCTTTTCATATCCTTGGCCGATGTAGAGATGCTCGTACCCGAGTTTCTTTGCATACTCAACTTCAAAGTTAACGATCACTTTACCTATCGATAATTTAGGATTGTGATAGTTCCAAGACGTAAACTCAGACTCAATCCCGCCGTCGTACTTCTTAAACTTAGTGAATGCCACTGGGACTCCACTATCTTTAAGTAGAAGCCACTCGGCCCTATGCTGCTCGAGAAAGAGATCAAACTCTTCAGTGTATCCCTTGTAGTCCAAGAACTCTCGATAGATCTTGGCAACTACGTCTAGGTCGGTGGTAAATCCGGCAGTGATTGAAGATAGAGTCTTGACTGGAATATAGTCATCTAGGCGGAGGCGAACACTCCTGCAGTTATACCACCTGTTATTCCAGATAAGCCAGCCGTTCTCAAGAGCTTCTTTCTCGTCTAGGTCTTCCGTATCTAAGTCGAGTCGTGTCAGCTGGATATTCCACCTCTCCTGTGATCCAAAGAAGTGGCTGACTTTAGTTTTTAGCAATTTGATCTCCCTATGGGATGTATTTTATTGAGTAGTCTTCTTTTATATCAATTGCCTTCCCTAAGTCAGACCTGTTATTTATGCTATCCCATACTAGATCTTGATAACCAAGTTGTTCTATTCGATCGTGTATCTGCTTGTCGTAATAGTCAAAGATGCCGCGTGATGTTCTCTGTATCTCTGAGTTGCGCGTGTTGGTGGTGTTCTGTCCGTCCTCGCGTACTCTCTGGAAGTAGAGCACCGAGTTGATGTGGATTACTCGAGTGTTGAGGAATGATCTCACCGAGAGCTCGTGATCATCTGCGATGCCTAAGTTCTTATTGTGGCCACCGACTTCTATGTAGAAGCTCTTACGCCAAGCTCTAATGTGGTTGGGAAGTCCTACGTTGTGGCGAAGAGTCCTTGAGTTGAGTGGTACAGCGCACGCAGTAAATGTATCTGGTCCATACTCAAACTCGTAGTAGGTACCGCAGCCCATTCCAAAGCCCTCGCCGTAGGTGCGGCTCTGCATGTCAGGATAAAACTCAACGCTGTCGCTAAAGAGATAGCCGGCTTCAGGATGAGCTGTAAATGCGTTTAAGATGATTTCAAGTGCTTCTTCAGTCAAGATGTCGTCGTGATCAAGCTCAACTAGAATATCGCCGCTGCAGAGAGATGCAGCCTTGTTCTTGAGATAGCCAATGACGCCAGATCTCTGAGATCGCTTGTACACCTTGACTCGATAGTCTCTGCTTGCGAGATCACTCAGCATTGTAAATGTAACATCGTCTGTTGAGTCGTCAATGATAACCCACTCCCAGTTCTTATAGGTCTGGTTGCAGAGACAGCGATGCGTCTCAAAGATCATGTTACCGGTGTTGTACGTCGGCGTGAATACGCTGATCAGCTTATCAACCGGCTTCATCATCGATGAGATGTAGTGCTTAAACAGGTAGTCGCCATCGAGCAGGTGAATCATATCAATCGGGTTGATGTATAGGATCTTATTCTCGTACTCACTGTTAACCGGTAAGTCAGAGCAGAACTCCTGATCTACAACGATCAAGTCAATCTTACATGTAGCCAGCACCTCGTCGAGAACATTCAAGCTCGATACGAAGTGAAGGTTGAATGTCTCGGCAAAGCCCTCGGCCGGATTTGGTGTAGTTCTCGGATTGTAGTCGTTGGGAAACTTCTCAGCGACTATTAGTATGTTGGGATGTCCGTTCATTTACCACCTGGATAATAGAGATAATCAATCTTGTCAGTGAACTCATCGTAGATCTTATCAATCAACTCAGCATCTCTACTTACTACACCAAGACCATACGAGCCGCTGAAGTTTAGCTTAGGCATGTTGATCTCTGAGAAGAACTTACCCACACCAAAACCCGGCTTGTATGCTCGTGTATCATGCATAAGGATGACGCCATCATGCTTGAGCATGGGAAGCCAAGTATTGAAGTCGTGCTTGACCGCTTCATAAGTATGCAGCCCATCGATATGGATGATGTCGGCGAGGATGCAGTACCTCAATTGCTCAGCTACCTCATCAAAGTATCCCTTGATGAAGTTTATATTTGTCAGGTTATGCTTTGCCTTGAAGTCGTTGACAACCTGCTGAGTATCGCGAAAGCCTGACTGGGGATCTCCCTCGAAGCAGTCGATACCTGTTACATCGGCACACCTGTTGCCGAGAGCGAACGAGAAAGTTGACAGCCCGTAGTCTACACCAAGATCAATGATCTGAGGATAATCCCACTGGGCTGCCAACCACTTTGCAAACTTCACATGACCTTCCCAAGTATCTGAGTACTTGATAAGTTCGGATAATATAATACTCATGCAGCGAGGATGTCCTTTAATCTGTCTGCAGCGTATGATGCAGCGAACGCATTTGGCTTGATCATCGGCACTACGTTACACATGCCACGGATATAACCAACAGCCTGCTGAGCCACGCATGAAGAGCCGTGCATGACGTCTGGATTGATGTCGAGATGAACTTCAAAGTGGCGATCGCCTACGCACTCGGCCAAGTCGAGATAAAGCTGAGCAGCCTTCATCACCTCGTTCATGAGACGCATTGCTGGCTTATCTTTCTTCTGGTCGTAGTCGCGCTCGGTCACTACCTCGCCGAACACTTTGCATCCTCTGCAGCCGTCGTGGTGGATAACAACCGCGAGTGTGTAGTCGGCGTACCACAATCCTTTTCTATTGTGTCGCTCCGAGTCTGCTCCGATGTAGATCTTAGTGGTGTCGCTTGTGTTTCTGATGAAGTCTCTAACTTCTTCTAAGTTCATCTGTTTCATGACATTCTCATTTAGGTAAGTGTGATCTCTGTACCTTTACGCTGATCCATCCATTATAATAATCATCTCTGTGCAATATGTCAACAGCAAATTGTGCCTGTGCTTCATAATAACTGAGCTCACCCTTCTTGGTACAGAATCGCGTGATTTCTCTTTTGAAGCTGTGGATTCCAAGCTTCTCGACGTCTTCCGCCAGCTCTCTATTGGAACCGTAATAATCTTTCCAGTCGCTTTCAACGAGTGATCTCTTTTTCTTGCCCTTGACGACTTTTGT